ATATGACCGACCTGTACCGTGGCGACATGGCCGCGCGGTCGAATTTCTACCAGCAACTGCTGAACGCCGGGGTGCTATCCATCAATGAGGTCAGAGCCAAAGAAGATCTAAACCCTGTAGATGGTGGCGACATGCACCGTGTCCAGGTCAATCAAATCGCACTGTCGCAGTTTGAACAATACAGCACGAAACTATCAACCAATGAATCACCAGTTTGACGAAGAACTGCGCGCTGCCTACGGCGACGCGGTCGAATCGCGCACCAGCGAAGTGCGCGCCGAAGGCGATGCGTCGCTACGCATTGCAGGATATGCGGCTTTATTTGACAAAAGAACCGACCTGGGGTGGTTCAAAGAATCCATCGCCGTGGGCGCCTTTGACGATGTCATGGGCGACGATGTCCGCTTGCTGATCAATCACACCGGGGTGCCACTGGCGCGGACCAAAAACGGCACCCTGAAATTGACGGTCGATGAAAAGGGACTGAAGTATGAAGCAGACCTGGCAGATACGCAGGAAGGACGCGACCTTTACACCCTGGTGCAGCGCGGTGACATCAGCCAGTCATCGTTCGCATTTACCATCCGCGAAGAATCCTGGGATGTCAAAACGAACCACCGCACCATTCTGAAGATGGAAAGGCTGCTGGATGTTTCGCCAGTAACTTTTGCGGCCTATCCTACGACCACCGTGAAGGCGCGGTCAATGGCGCAGGCACAAGAAGAACAGCCCACCGAACCCGAGCCAGCACCGGCACCCGAGCCGGCCAAAGTGGAAAAAAACGAAGTCCGTACATTTGACCCAATCAACACGAAAAACATGAACCTTAACGATTTGAAAGCACTGCGCGCGAAGCACTATGAAGAGCATGTCGCGCTGGTAGAAGGCCCGGAAAAGGAAGGCCGGACGATGACGCAGGCAGAGGAGCAGCGCGCTGAATGGCTGGTCGCGGAAGTGGCCAACCTGGACAAACGCATCAAGCACCGCGCTGATCACGAATCCATGGTGGCGCGCATGGCCCACAACGGCCATACCAGCCACAGCGAGCAGCGCGAAATCGAGCGCGTCAACGGGGCATTCAGCCTTTCGCGCGCGGTGATGCAAATTGCCAACGGCCGTTCTTTGGAAGGCGCCGAACTGGAATGGGCGCAGGAAGCCCAGCGCGAAATGCGTTCGCAGGGATTGCAGGCCACCGGCCAAATCGCCATTCCCACCAAGGCGTTGTTCCGCGCTGGATCGGCGGACAATTTCGAAGCCGGCAGCGGTGATGGATCTGGATTCGTTGCAGTCAACGTACCAGGCGCCATCGCAGCATTGCGCGCACCGTCCATCATCGAATCTTTGGGCACCACGACCATCAGCGGTGCAACTGGTTCGCTGAAGTTTCCGCGCGTTTCCGTCAACGCTTCGGCCACGATGGAAGGCGAAACCGACGCAAACGCAGCATCGGGCCTGGAGATGGACGAACTGACGTTGGTCCCACAGCGCGCGTCGGCCAAGACCACCTACAGCAAACAACTGCTGTTGCAGGGAGGTGCCCAGGTTGACTTGGTGATTGCCCAAGAATTGCAGGCGGCCATCAACGCGAAAATCGACATCGAGGCATTTGGTTTGTTGGATGGCGCGACCATCAACAATCAGTCCACCGACGGCAGCACGACGCTGACCAGCGCCATCGCGGTGGCCATGGAATCGGCGGTGCTGGCTGCAGGCGGCAACCTGGTTGGCGCACGTTACGTCATGTCCCCATCTGCGTACAAATTCGCCAAGAACATCGCGCAGGTGGCGTCGGTGTCGGCATTGTACGATTTGTCCACCAACACCTTTAATGGCTATCCGGCGGTGGCAACGCCGTACCTGGTCGATGCCAGTTCAGGCGTTGGTCAGATGTTGTTCGGCAACTTCCAGCAGGGCTGCATCCTGGCTTTGTTCGGCGGTCTCGACCTGTTGGTGGATCCGTACAGCGCAGCAGGCAACGCACAGATCGTCTTGCACGTAAATCGCTTCTTTGACTTTGACGTTCGCCAGGCAGGCGCACTGTCGAAAATCATTGACATCAACGCGATCTAACCGGTCGGTTTTGGTAGAAATAGGAAGGCCAGGGCATCGTCCCTGGCTTTCTTACTTTTGGGCTATGATGACAGTAAAAATCACCGGCACACCAGTGCTGAACGACATCATCACGGTGGCTGATTTGAAAGCCTTTCTGCGCGTCGATCACAGCGATGAGGACACCTACATCACTGCGCTGCGCCAGGCGGCCATTAGCACGGTGGAGATGATGACAGACAGTCGCCTGGGCGATGTCAGCGCGGTGGGTTACATGGACTATTGGCACCCTGTGCGGGTGCCCATTGGCCCGGTGCAATCCATCACCAGCATCACGTACAAAAGCACCGCCGGCACGACCGAAACGCTGGGGGCATCTTATTACTATTACGACCTGCAGAGCCAGCCAGCACGAATTCATTTCGTCTCACCGCCGGATCTGTACACCGACGCACTGCACCGGGTGCAGATCAACATGGTGGTGGGATACCCCGAAGCATCGGTGCCATCGCCACTGCTGCAGGCCGTGCGCCTAATCGTGGGCCACCTGTACGAAAACCGAATCGAGGAAGTGACCGGCACCATTACCACCCGCCTGAAAGTGGGCATCGACGCGCTGGTGTCACCATACCGGACCATCCAATGAAGTTCGGCAGAATGGATGCGCGCATCACAATTCAGCGCGCGACGGTCGTAACGAACGACTACGGCGAACGGGTGCCCACCTGGGCCACCCTGGCCACCGTGTGGGCCGATGTTATTTGGCGCGAAGGCAGTGGCGCGGAGCGCATCGCCAGCGACCAAATTTTGTCAAAGCAGCCGGTGCATTTCCTGATCCGTTACAGCACCACAGTGTCATCGGTTAGTGCAAAGGACCGGGTGGCCTATGGGGGCAAATCCTACGAAATCGAAACCATCCAGGAAATCGGCCGCAACGACGGCCTGCGCCTGACCTGCACCCTGCGCGAATGAAAATCACCAGCAAGATGGATGTGCGAGAATTGAACAAGCGCATCAAAAAAGCGGTGGAGATGGGGAAGGCCAACAAGGCCAGTGTGCAAAAAGCCTACCGGCGGGTGGGTGCCATCTATGTGGCCACCGCCAGGTCCATGATCAAAGACGCGCCCAAAGATATCCGGGTGCAACGCGGTGATCGCATGGGGGCATTCATCGAGCGCGGCACCCTGCGCCGGTCCATGGGCACCTGGAATGCGCACAAAGTATTCCCGACTATCCTGGCCGGACCGCGGTCAAACTTCCCCATGAAGAAGAAAGTGCGCGAACACAGCGACGCATGGTTTGCCCACATCGTGGAGGCCGGCGATTTCCCCGAAGTATTCGGTGGAAAGAACGCCAGCCATCCAAACTACAAGGTGATGGAACGCGCCATGAAGGCGTCGTATCCGCGAATGAAAGTTAAATTGTACCAGGAACTTCGAAAGGAGTTCGAAAAACTGATGAAGTAATGCTGGCCGGAAAAGCAATCTACTACCTGCTGTCAAACAACGCTGGTCTGTCGGCGCTGGTGGGAACCCGTGTATTTCCTGAGATTGCGGAACAAAACACCGCACTGCCTTATGTGGTTTACACCATCCGGTCGAATGAACCCAGCGACACCCAGCGCGGACCGTCTGAACTGGACACTGCCAGCGTCGAGGTCAATTGTTTTGCGGACACCTACCAAACGGCCATTGCCATCAGCGTGGCTGTGCGCGCAGCCATCGACCGGGCAAAAGGCACCTACAGTGGGGTGAATGTTCAAAGCATTCAGTACCTGTCCGAAGTGATGGGCTTTGACGAAATGCGCCGGGTGTACTTCGTCACCGCCGACTACCAGGCGCGCATTCAGCGCGACGCATCGAATTTGCCACAGGTGCTAATTGACGCCGGTGTGTACAACCTGGACGATCTGTCCGATGTCAACGCCCCGAACCCTACCGACGGGCAGGCGCTGGTGTACGATTCGGCCACCGACACCTGGGGGCCGGGCGATGTGAGCGCCACCCTGGCAGATCTGACCGATGTGCTATTGGACGAACCGTTGGATCGCGAAGCGTTAGTGTACGATGAGGCCACCACCTCATGGATAAACGGCGGCCCGGCAAAGGTAGATGTGCCCGTCTTTAACAATACATTCAACACAATCACCAAAGGCCAGGTCATTCAGTTTGGCAACAGTGCGCAAGGCGACCGCATGGGCATCACCCTGTT